CGACGATATGTTAGACGCTCTAGCGTATATAGATCAGGTAGCACGAGTATCCTATTTTAATGATAATGTAATAGGAGAGGCTTGGGAACCTGTTGATATGGTAGCTGGATATTAACCTTTTACGTCAAGACGAGGACATTTAATGGCAAATAGTGATATTATTGTAGACGATAAAAACTATAAACCCAGCGCAATGAATCAATCCGGGGCACCTGCTGCGTATGTAGACGTGTTAGCAGCATGGGTTACAGAACGTGTAGATGCTTGGACGCGCTACAGGGACCAAAATTACAAAGACAACTGGAACGAATATTACCGTTTATGGCGTGGTATTTGGCACAGTACAGACAAAACAAGAAAATCAGAACGGTCTAGAATCATTTCTCCTGCACTTCAACAGGCAATAGAAGCTGCTGTATCAGAGCTTGAAGAAGCTACATTTGGCCGTACTAGATGGGTAGATATAGAAGACAATCGTGGTGATATGCAACCACAAGACGTAGAACAGTTTAATCAACAATTATTAGAAGATTACGAATTAGATGGGGTTAAATCTGCCATATCAGAAACATATTTGAATGGTGCTTTATATGGTACAGGTATAGCAAAGATTGTTGTAGACGAAAAAATAGAAATGGGAATAGACCCAAACGCACAGCCTGTACCGGGG